GGTGTGGGGGTCTATTAGACGGCGTGCCACCGGTAGAGAAGATTAAGTGCTGGATGTGGGGTACTTGTGTTGTCCGGGGGAACCGGTTTGGTACGTCATGCACAAAAACAACCCCCGGACACCCCCAATAAGAGATGATTAGAATGGCTACAAAAAAGACCTCGATGTTTACGCTTACAGAACGACTTACGATTAGTGCTGCAAACACTGCAACGTTTGCAACCATTGACCTCGGCAGTTATGTCGATGTTGGTGACCGCCAAGCACTTCAAATTCACAGTGTTGATTTCATCTTCCAAGGAACAACTGGCAGCGAAAGACTACCCATCGCACTTGGTGCAGCTGGAGCTGTTATCTGTCAACTAACCGACTTGAACCGTGGTGGAATGGTTTTCGCAAATGACCGTGCATTGGTTGCATCGGGTGTCGTTGATTACGCGACTGGATATTTTACAAACGCCACTGACCTATACCCTGACAACTTTGGCAAGGGCGCAGATGACGGACGTTACGTCGTCAACGACCAACTCTACGTTACCGGTCTTTCAACTGTCATCGATGGTCCTCGTACAGTGAACGTCACTGTCCGTGTCAACGCTTCCATTGTCACCCTCGGTGCAAAGGACTTCATGGCTATTGCAATCCAGTCCACAGCAGCAGACAACTGAGGTGTTTACCTTGGTGAAAGTTGAAGGAACCCTTGAAGAACTCAAGGCGCTGTTCATTGAAAGTGCAAAACAAGAGGCACGCTCACAGACTAGGAAAGCCGGGAAGGCGGTAGTTAAGAAAGCGGCCAAGACTGTCAAGCGAGCACCATCTGCGTATAACAAATACATGAAGAAGGAACTTGCCAAGTTGAAGAAGGCGCATCCGCGTATGACTCATCAAGCACGCTTCAAGAAAGCAGCTAAGAGTTGGAAGCGTTCTAAGAAAGGTGGTAAGAAATGAAGACGCTTACCAAGGAACATGGTTTTCTTTCTGTAAATAAAGTAGGCGCAGAATGGGAAATTGACCCAACCCTTTCCCAAGGTTGGACAAAGGTAAGCAGCGGTGGCTTTGTGTCATCGAACTACTTTGATCTTGCAGGAATGTCCATGGAAGAAAAGACGTTGTTCTTTGAAGCAGCAGGAACTCAAGAACTTCTAAATCCACAATTGTTTAACGTCGCACCGGGTGATTCAGTTGTTCTATGCGACATTATGACAAGTTCACCGATGACCAATCAACAAGCAGTCTTCTTTGCTTTGTATGGAAACTTTGCCGGTTCTCAAACACAGTTAAGTTTTGATGAAACAATTTACGCACGTTGCCACGCATACTCTATTCACGTTGATACAGGTGCTTACGGCGGTACGACATTAAACAGTGATAACCAACTGGGCTCCATGAAACCTACTGCAAGTGATAGAGTTTATTCTTACAGAGTTGTTATTGTTGCCACCGTGTCAGCTGACCGCATGGATTTAAGCGGATGTCGACACATCCTACAAGCCATGGCTAAGGAAGAATCCGACCATGAATACTTGATGCGACTTATGCGCTCGTATCAACTACAACAAGAACCGGACGTTGATTGAACATGGGTTTAGTTAGTCTGTACCGCGGTATTGAAGGTCATCCACTTCTACGTTCAATTCAACTTGGCGCAGAGGTTGGTCGTGTTGTTGGTCAATTTGCAGGTGAACAAACAGCAGAACGCATTGCACAAAAAGGTGCAGCATCAGGTCCAGTCTTTACGAAGGAGATGTTTGAGTACGAAATCTCTGCAATCCGAATGGGCGCACAAATCTAATTGAGGAATTAAAATGTCTGACGAATTACTAATTGAAGAAACGAAAGCACCAAGCAAGACCGAACGATTCGCACAGTGGCTTATGACACGTGAAGAACGACGTGCAGAAAAAGAATCCAACCTTGAGAGTCTCATCCGACTTAACGTGCTTGTGTCCTTTCTCACTCTCGGTTTGGTCGGTGGTTTCGAAACTGTACAGGTTGCTATCTCACTGATTCCTTACTTGGGCTAAGTCCGCAATTGATGGACCTTGGCACATCATACAACTCTGAACCCAAAGGAAGTTGTATTCACATCGAACAACTTCACCAGTGCTTAGGCGTTGGTTGTGCTTGCAGAAGAACGTCTCATCGCAGGCTTCACACTTAACGCACATCACTCTTCCTCCAAGTCAGCCCAATCTAATATGAGTTTGCAGATTTTACATTCAGCACAAACACAAGGCCATCTGTACAACCACAATCGTTGTTCTTTTTCCGTTGGAGGATTAGAGAGTTTCATTCAGAAGCCTCCATTGCTAATTGATTGCAGTATTCACAATCAACATTAAATTCATTTTCACAAATGCAATTCATTCAGAAGCCTCCAGCGTCGGACAGTCGGCAGTCCAATGATTGCCAAAACAATTCTTGCACATGTAGTTGCGAGGGGGTGCAGGTTTCACTTTCGGTTCACTTTCACCCGGCTGATGCTTTCGCAGTTGCATCCGGACCCAGTGAGAGAAGTTCACACCGTCTTTGGCCAATTGCTTTCGGATTGCATCGGTTACTTCGTCGAGACTAATGGTGCGGTTTACCATCAGTACTCCTCCATGATTCTATCGTATTGTGTCTTGCCAATAAACGGTGACATAAATCGAACACCTGTTGTCCAATCTGTAATGCCATAAACTGAATATGATATGTCCATAGCTTCTAAAAAATCTATCAATGCTTGGCATTCTGAGTGTGTCCCGATATAGTAGCGTATGTCGTCTCGCATGTTTAGCCCTAAGAACGCCTAGTATAAGTACTTACGCAACGGCGGAATGCCTATAGCCTATGGCTATACATAGGGGTGGTGTGGTGTGGGGGTCTATTAGACGGCGTGCCACCGGTAGAGAAGATTAAGTGCTGGATGTGGGGTACTTGTGTTGTCCGGGGGAACCGGTTTGGTACGTC